TCTGATTCGCGGCAATGGACCGGCGAACGTGGCATTTGCTCCTGTGCAGACCAGCCTAGTCGCCAATGAGTCGTTGCAGGGCATCCAGTTCGCCGACACGATGCGCGAGACTCGCCTCGGCATTACGAAGTACAACCAAGGCCTTGACGCTGACAGCCTGAACAAGACGGCGACCGGCGTCAGCAAGATCATGCAGGCCAGTGAGCAGCGGTTGAAAACGACGCTGCGCATCATGGCGAACACCGGGCTCAAGCGATTCTTCAAGATCGTTCTGCGCCTGGTTACGCAGCACCAGAACGTGCAAGACGTGGTTCGTCTTCGCAATGAGTGGGTTCCGTTCGACCCGTCGTCGTGGTCGGACCAGATGGATTGCAAGATCCAGATCGGCAGCACGAATGGTGAGCGCATGGAAGAAATCCAGATGCTCCAACTGTTCGGCCAGTACATGCAGGTTGCTGCACCGATGGGTGTGGTTGGCCCGGCTCAGGTGTACGAATACGGCAAGCGCCTTGCCCGCGCTGCCAAGCTGTTGGGCGCGGACGTGAAGCTGCTGCAAGACCCTACCCAGCAGCCGCCGAAGCCGCCTCAGCCCAATCCCGACATGATGCGGGCGCAGGCTGATGTGCAGGCGAAACAGGCCGACATTCAGCACAAGCAGCAGACAGCGGCCATCGATGCTCAGAAGGCGCAGGTTGAATTGCAGATCAAGCAAGCCGAGTTGCGCCTGAAAGAGCTTGAGTTGCAGTTGAAGGCGCAGAACGCGATGGTCGATCAGCAGATCAGGCAGCAAGAGGCCGTGATGCGCACATCTGACGACATGGCCCGCGCACAGGAGATTGCACAGTGAACGAGCAGCAACGCGCACAACTGGCGATTGCCGACCAGGCGCGCCGGATCATCGAAGACCCGCTGTTTGTGAAGGCGCGGGAAAGCGTGATGACCGGCATCCGCGAGCAGGTGTTTGCTCTGCCGGTCGAGATGATCGACGACATCAAGTCGCTCGTTCTCATGGAAAAGGTGGCGCGCCAGTTCTTCAACGTCTTCGAGTTGCAGTTGCGTGGCGCTGAGGTCACTCGGTACGAGCTGATGGCCGAGGAACACACTGCCGCACGCCTTGAATCGATCAAAGAGAAGGCACGTTCCTATGCTGGCTGACCAACCCAAGAAGCGCGGGCGCAAGAGCAACGCAGAGAAGGCCTCAGAAGCGGCGCTGCTGGCTCAGTCGAAGCCTGTTGAGGCGCAGGCACACGCCGCACCTGAAATCGCGCCTGAGCCCGTTTTCGCGGCTCCTGCAATCCAGCCCGCGCCTGTCGATCTGATGACGTTCATCCGGTCGAAAGAGCGCGACGGCGTCGTGCTGGTCGAAATCACGCACCCGGACGCCGAGGACGGCGGCCATTACCCAGGCATTTACAGCGGGATTCGGCTGAAACGTGGCCCATGCCAGGCGCTCTACAGCGACGGCACCACGGAATAAGCCTCAACCCGGCCTAGAGCGGTTCTCTAGGGCATCAAGTTAGGACAACCCCAAGGGCTTCAGAGCGATCTGAGGCCCTTTTTCTTTGGGCGTCACACCTTGGTGCTTCAAACCTTGGATCAGCAATGTCCGAAGCACTCTCGATTGACGATTACGCGTCGATGCTCTCTCAGGCGGACCAGCCGGAACAACCTCAAGGCGAGGACTCTGGCCCCGATGACGAGCAACTGACCGAATCGGAAGGTCAACCCGAAGGCGATCAGGCCGAACCCGAAGCAGAGGATGAGTCCGAAGCGGAAGGTGAGGAAGAAAGCCAGGACGAACAACCGGAAGAACCGGACTCGCCCGAGGATCGGGTCATCAAGTGGACGACCGCAAGCGGAGAGACGTTTGAAGCCACCGAGAAGGAGCTTCAAGCGGGCTACATGCGCGATGCCGACTACCGGCAGAAGACGCAGGCCGTTGCCGAGGAACGCAAGCAAGTCCAGCAGCTTGCGTATCAGCAGATTCAAGAGGTCGAGCGGTTCGCCGCCGAGTTCGGTCAGCTTGCAAACATCCGCACGGAGTTGCAGCAGTACGGACAGGTGAACTGGCAGCAACTCATGCAGGACGACCCTCAGTCGTACCAGATGCACCGCCTCCGGGTGCTTGAGTTGCAGGGCCAGGAAGAGAAGCTCGGCAAAGAAATCGGCGTGAAGCGGCAGGCATTCGCGCAACAGCAAGCGCAGCAGCAGGCAATCGACTGGCAGCAAGCCAATCAGAAGGCCGCTGAAACGCTCGCACAGCACATCAAGGGCTTCGACACGGACGCTGGAGTCCGTCAGAAGGCACTCGAAACCATGTCCAAGGCTGGCCGTGATTACGGATTCACGGCGGAAGAACTTGGCGCGGTTGTCGATGGCCGGATGTTGAAAGTCCTGCACGACGCGGCGCAGTGGCGCGCTCTCCAGGCGGAGAAGCCCAAAGCCGTGAAGAAGGTGACCGAAGCGCCCAAGAAAGCGCCCCCCGCGCAGCGCACGGCACCTACCAAGTCTGAACAAGTCATCGAACGAGTGGCGAAAGCACGCGGAAACATCAGCGTGCGCGACTTCGCCAAGGCGATGGCATCTACCAAGAGGTAATCACCATGCCCCAAATCACCAACAGCTTCGGCACCGTGAACAGCTCGCGCAACCGTGAGCAACTGGCCGACAAAATCTGGAACGTGTCCGTGTCGGATACCCCGACCCTTGCCCTGATCGGCAAGGAGAAGGTTGACGGCGTGTTTGTCGAGTGGCTGAACGACTCGTTCCGCGCTGGCGCAAACAACAAGGTCGAGCAAGGCAACCTGTCGTCGCCGACTGCCCGCACTGACGTTGCGCGCTACAGCAACCGCACGCAGATCAGCGAAGACGTGATCTCGATCACCGGCACCCAGAACGCCACGCAAAAGGCTGGCGGCAAGGACGAGTCGGCCTATCAGGAAACCAAGGCAATGGTCGCCCTGAAGAAGGATATCGAGTTCGGCTGCTTGCAAAACACCACGGCCATCGCTGCCGCTGCCGGTGTGGCTCCGCAGGCTCGCGGCTTCCTCGGCTTCATCGCCACCAACACCAGCAAGGGCGCTGGCGGCGTTGACCCGAACCCGCTGACCAACACGGCTCCGACCGATGGCACGACCCGCGCTTTCACCGAAACGCTGCTGCGTGACGTGAACAAGCTGATGTTCGACAACGGCGCCGACATCGACGGCACGTACCTGCTGATCCCATCGGCTCAGCGCGTGGTGTTCGACGGCTTCCTGTCCGGTCAGACCCGCTTCGACAAGGCCGAGGACAAGACCCTGACCGCCACGCTGGAGGTCTACATCGGCCCCTACGGTCGTCAGAAGGTGGTCAACGCCCGCCACATGCGCTCGCGTGAAGTGTTCGTCATCCACCCTGAGCACGCCTCGCTGGGCACTCTGCGTTCGATGAAGGCAACCCCGCTGGCGAAGCGCGGTGACGCCGACGAGTTCCTGGTGAACTGCGAGTGGACTCTGAAGGTTCACAACGAAAAAGCCCACGGCGCGATCCGAGATCTTTCCTGAGCTAACTGACGCTCCACAACAAGGCCCTTCGGGGCCTTTTTCTTTGTCCACGCGGCAAAGAAAAGGGTCTGCACATGGAAATCATCAATCGCGGCATCAACCACGTCACCGGCATCACTCAAGAGGATGGCAAGACCATCGTTTTCGAGACTGCCGACCTGACTGCGAACCTTGACCGGGTGAAGCGTCTGCGTGAGGCGGAGATTAATCACGCCATGTACGGCAGGTGTTTGTACTCGCTGCCTCTGGTCGCCATTGCCGAGTTCGCAAACCGCCTCGGCGTGACCGTGGATTTGGTTGCCAACGACGACAAGCTGCTCGACCGATGCGCTGAGGAATACAGCAAGTTCAAGGTTCATGGGGGTGTGTACTGATGACATACGCAACCCTCAAGGCCGATGTGCTGGATTGGGTGGCGCACGGCCAGGCTAACGCCAACGTCGCATCCTTCGTGCGCTTGGCTGAGGCTGTTATCCGTCGTGACGTGCGCGTGCCTGCGATGGATTCCAGCGCATCGGGTTCGATGGTGGACGGCGCTTTCGACGTGCCTGCTGATGCGGTTGAACTGCGCCGTGTCGTAGTCAACGGCTACCCGCTGGACTACGTGCCTCTTGAGCGCTTTCAAGAACTCCAGACGAGTGGCGAACGCGGCTACTACTTCACGCGCATCGGCAATCAGGTGAAGGTGCTGCAAGGTGGTGATGGGGCCTACTCGCTGCTGTATCGAGCGAAGTTCGCCGCGCTGACCGACGACACGGACACGAACTGGCTTCTGTCGAATGCCTATGACGTGTACCTGTTCCAGTCGTTGAAGCAGGCCGCTGTGTACCTCAAGGACGTTGCTGCCGCACAAGCCTATGACACGCTCTATGTGGCCGCGAAGGACGCATTGAACATGTCCGAGGCCATGAGCCAGCACAGCGGCGGTTCTATGTCTATGAACATCGGGAGCCCGGTGTGATCCCGCTGCTTGGCTTCTCCCCTGACGTTGAGCCGACGACCGAGGGCGCGATTCTCGATGCAGATGGGATCGTCCCGTATGAGTCGGGGATGCGTGCGGCTCCTGCTGCTGTGTCTGCTGGATTGTCGGCACTTGCTGCCGAGGTGCGTGGGTCGGCTGTGATCCGCCAGTTGTCGGGCGGCGCTCGCATGTTTGCGGGCACGTCGACGGGCATGTTTGAGGCGACCGGCACGACGTGGAACAGCGTCGGCGGCTCTTACGCGCTTGGATCTGATGACCGCTGGTCGTTTGTCGGCTTCGGTGATGCGGTGCTTGCGACGTGCCCGAGCGTGGGGATCATTCGCAGCAATGGAGCCGCGTTCTCTGCTGTGTCTGGCGCGCCGAAGGCAAAGATCATCGTTGCGGCCAAGGGCTTCATTGTTGCGTTCTCGACTGAGGACGCGACCTACGGCAACAACCCGGATCGCTGGTGGTGCTCGGCACTGTTCAACGAGACGGACTGGACTCCGAACATCTCGACTCAGGCGACCACTGGCCGACTGACTGAGGGGTCTGGCGGTTTCACGGCTGCGGTTCGATTCGGTGATGAAATCATCGCGTACAAAAACCGGGCCATGTTCCGGGGCTACTACGCTGGCACGCCTACCGTGTGGGACTGGCGCAGCGTCAGCACTGATGTGGGATGCGTCGGCCCAGAAGCGGCAGCAGACACATCCGCTGGTCACGTGTTCGTCGGCTCGGACAACATCTATCTGTACGACGGCACCGCACCTGTGCCCATCGCTACGGGCGTCGTTCGCAAGTGGTGGCTGGACAACTCGTCGGCCGAGTTCCGCTATCGCACGAAGCTGCTGTGGGACAGGGATAACGGTCTGGTCTGGATCTTCTTTCCGTCCTCATCGTCGTCAGGTGCGTGTGATGACTGCATCGTCTACCACGTGCAGGCCAAGAAGTGGGGTAGGGTGAAACGCACGGTCGAGGCTGCGGTGAACTACGTTTCGCCGGGCATCACGTATGACACCGGGTCGCCGCTCATCACCAGCTATGACAGCGGCCCCGCGATTGCCTACGATTCGCCGTTCTGGCTTGCAAGCAAGAGCAACCCCGCCATCTTCGGTCCGTCGCATCAACTGCTGACGCTGACGGGTGTTCCTGGCGACTGGTGGTTTGAGACTGGCGACTATGGCGACGAGTTCGCCTCGTCGTTCTGCGGCGAGTTGCGTGTGCGGTGGGCACTGAAGCCGGGCACCGTCACTTGCACGTCGAAGACAAAGAGCACCAGCGGAGAGGGCTCTGTGACGACGTTCACTGTTGGCTTTGACGGCTCCAAGTTCCCGCTTCGCCAGACCGACCGTTTCCACCGATTCCGCGTTGATGGATCTGGACCCGGCCAGTTCACGGCCATTCAGCCCAAGTTGATCCCGGCAGGTGTGCGATGAGGATCAGCGAGGAAAACGACTTTCCCGCCGATGCCAAGGGGCTGCAACGGCAGTTGACGATTGTTCTGCGCCGCATCGTGCAGCAGTTGAACGGCATCAGCGAGGGCAAGCAGCATTACAGCCATGCGGCTCTGACATCGGTGCCGACGACAGGCACATGGGCGCGCGGTGACTTTGTGCTTAACAGCGAGCCTTCGGAGCTCGGATCGGCTGGTTCCAAGTACATCGTCCACGGATGGCGCTGCGTCGCTGGTGGGGCTCCTGGCACGTGGGTTCAGTGCCGCTTTCTGACGGGGAATTGATGGTTGAGTTGCTGACAGTCCCGGCTCACATGATCGACTGGGCATGGCGTGATGGCGCATCCGCGCTGTCGAGGGCTTGCGACGTGTCGGGCGGCGAGATTACAGGCGACCAACTCAAGATGATGTTGAGCCGTGGTGAGCGCACCTTGCTGCGCATGGACCGTGACGGTGAGATTGCTGGATGGGGTGTGGTCAAGGTTGACCAGCTACCAAACATCCGCGTGCTGCACGTGTACAGCCTCTACGCCCCTCACGGTCGGTTTCAGGAGTTCTTCGCTTCACTGAAACATATCGCCGAAAGCAATGGGTGCAGCGAGATTCGCTGTTGCGCCAAGCCTGCACAAGCGAGGCTGTACGAACGACTTTGCGGCTTTGAGCCGGTTTACACAACGATGAGGGTTGCAGCATGAGCGGCGGCGGCGGATCGAAATCTTCAACATCCCGGACCATCCCGGATGAACTCAAGGGCGCGGCGTCGTCCTACTCTCAACTGGTCACGAACCTTGCCAACACGCCTTACCAGGGCTACCAAGGGCAAGGCGTTGCTGACCTGAACCAGTACCAGACCTCGGCTCTGGATCAGATTGCGAACCAGGCGGGGAACAGCCAGATTCAGGGCCAGGCCGAAAGCGCCTTGTCCTCGATGCTCGCAGGCGGGCAGCAGAACCCATATCTGGATCAGCAGGTCGCGAACGCGCAGCGCAGTGTCGCAGACACCTACAACCTGTTCACCAAGCCGCAGACCGAAAGCGCCATGGTCAACAGCGGGTCGTTTGGCAACTCTGGTTTGCAGCAGATGCAGCAGTACCAGCAGACTCAGGCGGGCAAGCAGGCGGCAGACATCGCGACGACGATGTATGGAAGCGCCTACAACACCGACCAGCAAAACAAGCTGGCTGCGCTGGGTCTGCAATCGGGCGTGCAGAACTCGGCCTATACGGGCGCGAATCAACTGCTCAACGCTGGCAACGTGGCCTACAACAACGCGCAGGACAAGGCCGACTTCCAGTACCAGCAGTTCCAGAACCAGCAGAACTACCCGTTGCAGCAAGTTGCTGCGGTTGGCGGCGGGCTGAACAACATGAGCGGGTCCACCACGACCCAGAGCGGAGGCGGGAAATGAGCTTCTTCCGTGATTTCGGTGCCGACTTCGGCATGGGCTTCCTGCGCAAGCCTCTCAAGAACGCAACCGGCATGTCTGACGCTCAGTTGGCGGGTACTGCTGCCTTGGTGGTCGCTGCCCCGTATGCGCTGCCTGCCGCAGGCTCGGCAGGTGCTGGATCTGCTGGGGCATCGACCGCTGGCTCAACGGGTGGTTGGCTCAACTTCGCAGGCACGCAGGCACCAGCCCCCATCGCTGACATGAGTGTGCGGGCCACTCCGCAGATTGCCGCAGGTGTTGGCGAAGCTGGTGGCGGCGGTCTGCTGTCAACTGTGGGCCAGTATGCAAAACCAGCTACGCAGGGGATGGAGATGTACAACCAGGCCAAGGCCATGAATCAGCAGGAGCCGGTGCAGGGTGGGCAACTGCCTCAGTACCAAGACCTGTCCGGCCTGCTGAGCGCCAACAACCAGCAGATGGCGCAGCTTGAGGCAAAGCGCATGGCTCGTCGTCAACAAGGCTTGCTCGGAGGCGTCTATGGCTGAACAAGGCGGTCTGCTGTCTTTCCTCAACTCCCCGACCGGCATGGGTTTGCTGTCGGCTGTCGGCGCTGGCCTGGCTGGGGCTCGTCGCGGTGGTCCGCTGAATGCGCTCGGCACGGGGATCATGGGCGGCGTACAGGGCTTCGCTCAGGGGCAGGAGTTGCAGCAGCAACAGGCGTACAACCAGCAGCGCGGCAAGCTGTTCGATGCGCAGATGCAGAACTATCAAGCCGATGCGGACGCACGCCGGGCCGCGCTTGAGCAGCAGCAGCGTCAGCGCGAGTACATGAACACCATCGGCACGGTGACTTCGCCTCGTCTCGATGCGCAGCCGAACCAGGCCAGCCCGCGCCAGATGCTGGGGCTTGGCTTCTCTCCGGATTTCGTCAAGACGTACATGACGGCGGACAACCTAGGCAAGACTCAGATCAAGGACTACAAGGAAATCCGCAACCCTGACGGGTCGGTGTCTGTGGTCGGATTCGATGAGTTCGGCAACGTGCGCGATACCAAACAGACCCCGTTCAAGGCCCCTGAGGTGCGCGACTTTGGCGGGTACATGGGCGGCATTGACCCGATCACCGGAAAGGTGACGACTTACGGACAAAAGACCATGAGTCCCGCCGAGCGCGACGCGTCTGCGCGCGGCTGGAAGGGTCTGCGCATCCAAGAGGACAACGCCCGGCGCGAGTCGCAGGCGGTCACGTACCAGCAGGATGGAGATGGAAACTTTGTCGCACTGCCAACCAAGGTCACGCCGGGATCGGTCGTGCGTGGGTTGCCGGTGGTTGCCGGGCCAGGAATGACTCCCATGCGTGGCGGAACTTCCAAGCTGGGCGAAGGCCAGAAGAAGCAGATCAGCGGCATCGAGTCGCTGAGCAATGCCGTCGACGCATACACCTCCGCGTTGGATCAGTGGGACAAGGCAAAGTTCGTCAGCCCCAACGAGCGAGCGAAGATGGGCACGCTCTACAACAACATGATGCTGCAAGCAAAAGAGGCATACAACCTTGGCGTCTTGAACGGCCCCGATTACGAGATCTTGCAGTCTGTCGTGAAAGACCCGACATCCGCTGGATCGCTGCTTGTCTCGAACGACACGCTCAAGACGCAAGCCACCACGCTGCGCAACATGCTGCAAGGCAACGTTGAGAGCATCCGCAACCCCGGGAGGCAGGCCCAGGGGCAAGGGTCTCAGCAACCCTCGGTTCGCCGCTACAACCCCGCCACCGGAAGGATTGAGTAATGCCGCAACGCATTGAAGTGCCGGGGCAAGGCTTGGTCGAGTTCCCGGATGGTATGAGCGACTCTGACATCGTGAAGGCGATTCAGGCTAATTCCACCAAGCCTAGTCCGGCGTCTGGCGGCTTAAGTAGTGTCGCAGGCGATGTGCTTGCCGGTGCCGTGCGTGGCGCAGGCTCCATCGGAGCAACCATCCTTGAGCCCGTTGATTCGCTCGCCCGCAGGTTCGGTGTGCAAAACGAGTACATCGGCCGCACTGACCGTCGTCAAGCAATGGACGACGCTCTGCGCGGCATGGGCGCTGACACAAACTCCCTTGCGTTCAAGGGCGGGAAGTTGGGTGCCGAGATTGCGGGCACCTCTGGCGTCGGTGGAGTGCTCGCCAAAGGTGGCCGCTTGCTCCTGCCTGCCGCCACTCAGGCAGTTCCCGCCGTTGCTAACGTAATTCGCGCCGTCGAGACGGCTGGGGCGTCCGGTGGCGGGCTGATTCCCCGCAGCGTCGGCGCTGCCATCAATGGACTCGTCACCGCTGGCATGGTCAACCCAGATGATGCGTTGGCCGGTGGCGTTGTCGGTGCCGCTACGCCAGGCATGGTCCAGTTGGCAGGCAAGGCTGGCAATGCCGTCGCGGACCTTGTTCGGCCGAGCGCGCAGGCCAACCCGCTCGCTCGCAAGGCAGTGGACAAGTACGGCATCCCTCTCGCGCCCGCTGATGTGACGGACAGCCGAGCAGTGAAAGGCGTTCGCTCATTCCTTTCCGATCTGCCGGTGATCGGCCGCCCCGCTCAGGCACTCAAGGATCAGCAAACCAAGGCGTTCAACAAGGCTGTGGGAGGCACGTTCGGTGCAGCCGAAGAAAGCCTGACGCCTCAAGTGATGGATCAGGCCAAGAAGCGGCTCGGAAGCGAGTTCGACCGCATCTGGAACAACAACGTCCTTCAAGTCGACGGGCAGATGTTCCAGAAGATCACGGACCTCGACACTCAAGCGATGAAGCTGCCGAAGCAAGAGGGCGAGTCGCTGCGTCGAGAGATTCAGGACTTGCTTTCCAAGGTGCAGCAAGACCAGCAGGGCGGCTTGTTTGTGCCCGGAGATGTGGCGAACAAGTTTCAGAGCTACTTGCGTCGTCGCTCGGAGGGCTCTGCCGGTCTGCGAAATGAGTTGAACGACCTACGGCAGACCGTCATCGGTGCGTTCAATCGCTCTGTCAACCCGGCTGACGCAGCAGCGCTGACGCAGAACCGCGCCATGTACAAGGCGTTCAAGACGGTTGAGCCGCTCTTGAATTCCGCAGAGGTCGGCGTGGCCGGTCGCGTGTCAGGTGATGTGCCTGTTGCACTGCTGCCGAATGCTGTGAACCGCTCTTACAGCAACCCGGCAGGGGTGCCGCTTGCTGACCTGTCGGCCATCGGGTCACGCTTTCTTGTCGACCGCACTCCGCAGACTGGCGGCAGTGCACGCGCAATGATCCAAAACAGCGCCCTTGGCACCGGGCTTGCGCTAGGTGGGTGGACCAACCCGGTACTGGCTGGCGGCGGACTGCTCAGCATGGGCGGCATCAGCAAGGCGCTCAATTCGCCAACCGTTGGCCGTGCTCTGATGAACCCCGCGCCGCAGGTTCCTACTGGTCTTCTGTATCGGGCGAGCCCGCTTCTGCTGAGCCAGTGAGGCGCGTCCAGAACGCGTACAGAAACTCCATGCCAGCCAAGGCCAGCAGTTTCGCCAACATGACTTCCATCCCCACCCCCTGATTGATCCAAGGGGCCGATTCTAGGCCCCGCGATCCCGAACCAACAAGCCCGCAGGTTCGCGCCTGGCGGGCTTTTTCTTTTTGAGGTGCACATGGCCGTACCAACCAGCCTTGCCAGTCTCAGCACGACGCCGGGGAGCAATCCCCCTGGCGGTGCGGAGAACCCGTTTCCTGAGCTTGATGACCATCTGCGGCAGATGTACGCATTTGCCGCACAGCTTCGTGACCAGAAGGCCCCGCTCAACAACCCGACGTTCACCGGAATTGCGACAGCGCCCCGGTTCTCCATTGACTCGTTCTCGATGTACGTCAGCGGCGGCGCGGCAATCATCAACTTTGACCCGAACGACTACATCCAGTTCATCCGATCAACGAATGTTGTGGATGTTGTTGTTGGCGGTTCGTCGCGGCTGACGGTCGGCAGCAGCGGGCCGGAGCGACCGGATGATGCGGCGACGGCAAACGGTCTGGTGCGCAAGTCTCAACTTGACTCAGCCGTGTCGGCTGCAACGACCACCGCTCGCGGCACGGTTGAACTCGCTGATGCGACAGAAGCTCGCGCTCTCACCAATGCGGCCAATGCATTGACCCCCGCCACGCTTGCCGCCGCACTCACTGGTTCAAACCAGTCTCTGGCTGCCAGCGGGTATCAGCGACTTCCTGGCGGGCTCATCCTGCAATGGGGTGAGGTCACGACGAGCGCATCAGGCGATGTCAACGTGACGTTCCCGCTCGCCTTTCCGACTGCTTGCGCCTCAGTCATCGGTACCGGCACTCAGCCCATCAATGCGTCGGTATTCGTCGCCGCATCTCAGACAACAACGGGCTTCACGGCGACGTGTTGGTACACGTCCTCTTCCAGCGGGACGCTGCGCGGATCTGGCGTCTATCGCTGGATTGCGCTCGGCTACTGAACCACAAACACCCCATTCCCACACGGCTCGCTTCGGCGGGCCTTTTTCTTTTCTGAGGTGCTCACATGCCCATCTTGAACTCTGGCAGTACAACGACCGTAACCCTTGGCGCTTACGACTCCATCACCCTGCAAAACCGTTCCGGCCAGGCTGCTGCGATCAGTGTGGGCGGGACTGTGGTGAACGGCAACCACTCTGGCTCTCGCACCTACGGGCCATACCCCAGCGGTGGCAGTGTTTCGCTCAACGCCATCTCCGGTGACCTGTACTACGAGGTCGCCGATGGCGTGGGTGACACAAAGCGGGTTTTTGCTCGCGGCTCGGCGCTGCTGGCAGAGGACGGCTCCACCGTCTCCGCTGGCGGTGGCAGTGGAGCATTCACGCTGAAGGGCACGATCACGCTGCCGCCGAGCGCATCCAGCCTGGGCGCTGCGCTGCCAAAGACGCGCACGATGCTGGACCGTGTGCGCGCGGGAGGGCGTGGCCTCATTCTCATCAACGGCGATAGCACTACCCTTGGCTACAACCTCGTTGCGCTCACTAACGGATCGCGCCGGGCCATGTCGGCTGTCGTTGCTCGTGGCCTGCGCCGTCTCGGCATCCATGCGCATACAAACGGGTTCTGCGGGGACAACGCTGCTGGTGCGTCGAACATCAGTGCGTTCCAGCCGAACCTTACTCTCGGCGCAGGCTGGGGTACTGGCTACGCCGCCGCCGCAGGCGTCAACCACTTTCAGAACAGCACCACGAACAATGCACTTAGCTGGCGCTCTCAAGAGCCCATCGACACTGTGTTCGTGGACTACATCACTGCCAACCTGTCGGGCGGCGACATGACTGTGGACATCGGCGGCTCCACGCTCGCGACGCTTGCCAGCGCGCAGGCTACCGGCTACTACACGCAGCAGGTCGACCTTGGCTCGTTGGGTCTGCACACCATCAACATCAAGCGCGCGGCGGGCGCGACGGCGCAGTCCTATTTCGTTGGGATGCGCTGCTACAACTCGGCAAATCCTGGCGTGCTGGTCATGGCTGTGGGAGGTAACGGGAAAAACACGAACGAACTCACCACGGCAGGCAACTATGGCTACCAGAAGTATTACGCGCTGACCGGCGCGGATCTGGTCATCGCTGGCGAGCAGATCAACGATTGGAAAACTGGCAGTGACGTGCCTGTCGCAACCCACACGACGCGGATCAACACGATGATCACGCAGAGTCTCAACGGTGGCGCGACAGACTGCCTGCTGCTCGATGGGCCGCGCTCCCGAAGCACGACGGCCGCGCTCGACACGCAGGAGGCATACCACGCAGCAGACCTTGCCGCGGCATACGCCGCTGGCGTGCCGATGGTCTCGTTCTGGGATGCGCTCGGCCCTAACGACAACAGCGTGGCTCAAAACCTTGTCTATTACGACGCCATCGGCCATCTCACAGACGCTGCATACGGCCAGTACGGGTACGGCGTGGCATCTGTGCTGGTCAACGAGTTCGCGTGATGCCGTCGCTTGAGCAGCGCATCGAGCGGCTCAATGAGCGGCGTGCACTGTGATCCCGTCCGACTACGACCTGCACGCGCGGCAATACCAGCCGCGCGTGCACAAACAAGCTGAGCCATGACCCAGCCCAACCCCCACGCCTACCGCCGCCTCTTCGAGGACAACCCCGATGGGGCGGCGGTGCTGGAGCAGCTCATTGCGCGCTTTGGCCGCAACCCTTACACCCCCGGTGGCGTCGAAGCGGCGCGCGCCACCGATTACAAGGCGGGACAACTGGAGGTTGTCCAGTTCATCCTGCGCCAGATCAACCGCGCCCATGGAGTGAACGATGCTGCTGAAGACCCTGCACCGATTGATGAATGAAGCGCCCGCCGCCGATGCTGGTGGGGCTGGCGGTGGCGCACCAGCTGCTCCTGCTGCAGCCGCGCCTGCAGCCCCCGCTGCGGCCCCTTCCGCCCCTGCGGCTCCTGCCACCGTGATGGGGCAGGGCGCCGCTCCTGCAGAGTGGAGCGCACCCGAGAAGTACCTGGTCAAGAACGGCGAGGAAATCGACTGGCAGGCGACCGCGCGCAAGATCGACGAGGGCCGCAGCCATCTCGAGAAGCGCTTCGGCTCCGGTGACCTGCCGCCCGCTGATGTGTCGGGCTACAAGGTGGCCGTGCCCGAAGCTCACGCCGAAGCCCTGGCCGACTGGGATCTGGCCGGCGACACCAAGCTGCAGGAGTTCGTAGCCGGCGCCCACAAGCTCGGCTTCACGCAGCAGCAGCTGGATCATGTGCTGGGCGCCTATGCCGGCATGGCCGCCGAGGCTAAGGGCGCTGCTGCCGCTGCCCCGGAGCGGGCCGCCGAGGAAGCCGCTGCCGCGTTGCGCGAGGTGTGGAAGGACCCGGCTGAGTTCGAGCAGAACGTTGGCCTGTCGTTCAAGGCCGGGCAGAAGCTGGCTGCGAAGCTGGGGGTGCCGTTCGACGACTTCAACGCTGCGCTGGGCAACAACCCGATGTTCCTGCGCCTGGCTGCCGCCCTGGCGCCTGAGATGCAGGAAGACACGCCCGCCGGCACGCAGGCCGGTGCTGTCGAGGCCCAGGACTTCGAGGCCCAGGTGGCCACGCTGCGCGCCGAGAAGGACTCGCTCCCCGCCAAAGACACGGCACGCCGCCAGGCAGTGCAGGACAAGATCAATGCCCTGTACGAGAAGCGCTACCCGACCCAGCGCTGACCAAGCCTCACGGCACCAGCATCACCCAAGGCCCGCCCAGTGCGGGCTTTGTCGTTTCTGGTCGGGAAGTCTGCCGGCATGCGGGCGCACATTGGACCCCGAACGAGGCCCGGTGTGGCAACCGGACACCCTCACAAGCACAGCCCGTCACCGAAGCCCAGCCGGGGCAGGTCACGACAGCAGGCCCGGATGCCCGGACACCCTGAAACGGCGCCACCTTTCAGGAGCACACCATGTCTTTTCCCAGCGCCCCGACCGCTGCATACAAGCAGCAGTTCCACGATGCCTTCGTCTCGGCCCTCGCGCAGACCGACAGCCGCCTGCAAGGCGCTGTGATCGACCGCGGCCAGATCGACGGCTCGTCCTTCACCATCAACAGCCTCGGCACCACCGAGATGGAGGCCGTCACCGGCCGCTATCAGGACAAGAACCCGGCCGAGCTGGATCACAACACCCGTGTGGTCTACATGGCCGACTTCGACCGCACTCTGGTGGTCGATGGCTTCGACATCCCGAAGCTGGCCGCCGACCCGTCCTACAAGTACGTGGAGCTGCTGACGCAGGCCGCCAACCGCCGCAAGGACAAGTCGATCTACCGTGCCCTGATCGATGACGTCATCGTCAAGACCGGCGAGACCAGCTTCGGCACCGCCTCGCTGCCCAGCACGCAGAAGATCGCAGCCGGCGGCACGGCATTCACCAAGGCCAAGATCCTGTACGCCCGCAAGATCTTCCGCGCCAACGAGTGCGATCAGGAGAACGGCGAACAGCTCTACATGCTGTACGACAGCAACATGGTCGCCCAGATCCTGACCGACACCACGCTGACCAGCGCCGACTTCATGGCCGTGCGGATGCTGGAGGATGGCAAGGTGGCCGGCAACTGGTGTGGCTTCACCTGGATTCCGTACGAGCAGCTGGACAACGGCGCTGGCGGTGCCACCGAGCGCAAGACCGTGGCCTGGGCCAAGTCCGCCGCGCACTACGGAACCGGCATCAACGTCAAGACCAGCATCGGTGAGAACACGCAGAAGCGCGGCCACCCGACCGAGGCCTACGGCTACATGAGCCTGGGTGCTGGCCGCCAGGACGAGAAGAAGGTCGTGACGATCGATTTCCTGATCTGAGCCCCTGACGCAACCACCGAAAACTGAAAGGACACCGCCATGGCTGTCGTTACCGTCAAGTCTTCGCTGATCACCGCGCGTGACAGCCTCCCCCCGGGCAAGAGCACGCTCAGCACCGGCCCCCGCCGCCTGTACGACCAGGCCGACACCGTCGAGGTCACCAACGGCGATTCCATCGCGTCGAAGTTCATCCTTGGCAGCGTGCCGTCGTCGGCCTCGATGCGCGAGCTGATCGTGCTGTGCGATGCGATCACCGGCGCCGCCGCTGACTTCGGCCTGTACCGCACCACCCAGGACGGTGGCGCGGTTGTCGATGCCGACCTGTTCGGCTCGGCCGTTTCGCTGGCCACGGCCATCACCACGGGCAACAACATCCTGCACGAGTCCGGCGTGCTCGACATCGCCAACCTGGCCAAGCCTCTGTGGCAGATCCTGGGCCTGTCGAGCGACCCGGCTGTGATGTACGACGTGGTGGCCACGCTGACTGCCGCTGCCACCGCGTCCGGCACGCTGACTGCGCGCATCAGCTACGCGCAGGGCAACTGATCGCGGTAAGCGAGAAGAGGGGCCCCTCACGGGGTTTGAGGGGGCTTCGGCCCCCTTTTTTTCTGGAGCGCTGACACATGGCCTCGCCCATCTCGATCTGTTCGAATGCCCTCATCATGCTGGGCGACAAGCCCATTGCGTCGTTCACCGAGGGGACCAAGGCCGCATTGATCGCGGCCAACCTGTACCCGGACGCCAAGCGAGACTTCCTGCGCGGGCACCCCTGGAATGCGGCCATCAAGCGCACCACGCTGGCGCCGCTGGCTGATGTGCCAGAGCACGGCTACTCGCACCAGTTCCAGCTCCCTGCCGACTTCTTGCGCATGCTCGATGTGGTGGACGGCCAAGAGTTCAAGATCGAGGGACGGCGCGTGCTGGCCGACACCACCGTGCTGCGCATCAAGTACGTGGCGGATGTGCCGGAGGACGGCTGGGATGCCGGCATGGTCTCGGCGATGACCGTGAAGATGGCGGCCCTCATGGCTCTTCCCATCACCGAATCGGCGACCCAGGCAGAGGCGCTGGCGGGTGCCGCTGAGCGCGCAGTGCGCCGGGCCAAGGCCATCGACGGCATGGAAGACACGCCCGACAGCATCGACGATGACCCGCTCTACCGGGCGCGCTTCTCGGGTGGGGGCTGGTAATGCCGAAGGTCACAGCTGTCAGCACCAACTTCACCGCGGGCGAGCTGACGCCCAAGATGGGCGTGCGCGTCGATGTGCAGCGCTACCAGAACGGCGCTGCACTCATCGAGAACGGCTGGCCGATCATCCACGGCGGCATCGACAAGCGGTGGGGCACGCTGTACCGCGGGCCGGCGAAGGTGGCCAGCAAGCGCGCCCGCCTGATCCCCTTCGTCTACAGCCGGTCGCAGGCCTACTGGCTGGAGTTCGGCGACTTCTACATGCGCGTGCACACGCCAGCGGGGCTTGTCCTGTCATCGCCTGGCGTGCCCTACGAGATCGTCACGCCCTACAGCGAGGCCCAGGTGCAAACCATGGACTTCAACCAGGGCGCCGACACGATGCTGCTGTGGCACACCGCCGTCTTCCCCCGCCGCCTGCGCCGTTTCAGCGATACCAAGTGGGTGCTCGATGAGGCCCCATTCAACCCTCCACCGTTCGACGAGATCGGGGACCGACCGTCTGTTGCCGTCACGCTGTCGGCTACCACCGTGGGCACGGGCCGCACCGCCACGGCCGCATCTGCCATGTGGCTGGCGGCTGACGTCGGGCGTGAGATCTGGCAAGGCAGCGGCACAGCGAAGATCACCGCCGTGGTGTCTGCCACGGTGGCCACAGTGGAGATCACGTCAGCGTTCGATGCCGCCGCGCTGGCTGCCGGGCAGTGGGTGCTGGCGCTCAGCCCGCAGGCCACGTGCACACCGAGTGCTGCCACCCCCATCGGCGACTCGATCACGTTGACGCTCAGCGCGGCCGGCTGGCGCGCGTCGTACGTCGGCAAGCTGGTCACGATCAATGACGGCGTGGTCAAGCTCACCGGCTTCACGTCAGACACCATCATGACGGGCACGATTCAGCGCACGCTGAACACCACGGCCGCCGCCATCGCTTCGTCGTGGACCGTGGCGTCGCCGGCCTGGAACAGCGCGGACGGCTATCCGAGCACCGGCACATTCCACATGCAGCGCCTGTTGGTGGCGGGCTCTCCGTCCTACCCGCAGGCCGTGTGGGGGTCGGCCATCGGGGAGTACTTCAACTTCCTGCTGGGGACCACGGACACCGACGCCTTCGCGTTCCAGATGGTCAGCGATGACCTCAACCCCATCAGCTACCTGTCGAGCTCCGAGGTGCTGATGGCGCTGTCGTTCGGCGGCGAGTTCACCATGGATGGCGGTGTTGAAAAGCCCATCACCCCCACGAACGTGCGTGCCAAACCCCGAAGCAATCACGGCTGTGCGCAGGTCCGGCCGATTCGCGTGGGCTCGGAAGAGGTCTACGTGCAGCGCACCGGCAAGCGCGTGCGCGCGGCCAGCTTCAACGAGAGCACCGGGATGTGGGGCGCCCCTGACATTTCGGTGCTGGCGGATCACCTGACCGCACCGGGCATCACCGCGCTGTCATGGCACAAAGAGCCCGGCACGCTGATCATGGCGGCCCGATCGGATGGCGTGCTCGCGCACTGCACCTTCGACCGCGATCAGGATGTTGCAGGGTGGGCCCGCTCCAACCTGGGCGGCGTGGTCGAGTCCATCGCCACGATCCCAGACGGCGACCGCGACCGAACCATGCTGATCGTGCGTCGCACCATCAACGGGGCGACGGTGCGGTACCTCGAGCTGTTCGACGAGGGCACCTACACCGACAGCGCAATCAAGGGGGAGCAAGCGACCGCTACCGCAGTGTGGGCGGGCCTCGGCCACCTGGAAGGCGAAGAGGTGGCCATCCTGGCCGACGGTATCTCTCAGCCCAGGCAGACCGTCACGGGTGGGCAGATCACGCTGCAGCGCCCGGCAACCACAGTCGAGATCGGCAGGCCCATCAAGCTGCGCGTCAAGCTGCTGACCCCCGAAGTCACCGGCGGCGCAGGCGCGGCCCTTGGTGCCCGACAGCGCGTCAACGAGATCACCGTGGCCGTGCGCGACACCGTGGGCCTGGTCATCAACGGTGAGCAGGTCCCTTTCCGTCAGCTGGGTGAGGGCGTGCTCAACCAGCCCATCACGCCTTTCACCGGTTTCAAGGACGTGAGCGACATCGGGTGGTCGAGCGGGCAGACCGAGACCGTCATTGAGCATGATGACCCGCTGCCGTGCCACCTGATGGGCGTCATCCGCAAGTTCACATTCAACGAGGGCTGACCATGATCCGTGACGCAACGCGAGGCGACATCGACGAACTGCTGCAGCTGGGGCGCGCCATGTGGGCCGAGGCGCCCGAGTTCAACCGCATGCCGTGGAGCGATGACAAGGTGCGCAGCATGCTCGACGCCCTCATCGGCAGCCCGCGCGGCTTCGTGCGTGTGGCCGAGCGTGATGGAGCAATCACCGGCGCCATGGTGGCAGCGGCATCCGAACACTGGGCCAGCGATGCCCTGGTGGCATTTGACCTTGCCCTCTATGTGCCACCAACCCGGCGAGGCGGGCTCATCGCGGCCAGCCTGGTGCGCTCCTATGCGCAGTGGTGCCGGGACCTGGGGGTGGCTCAGGGATCGGCGGGTGTGAGCACTGGAGTGCACACCGAGCAAACCGAGCGGTTCTACCTCGCCATGGGCGCGCGGCGCACGGGCGGCAATTTCGACGTGATGGGAGTTTGATCATGTGCAACAAATGGACGGGTTTGCTTCTGGGCGGCCAAGCTGGGTTTTCTGCTGGTTCGCAGATCGATGCAGGCAAGGCCGCGGCATCGGAATCCATCGAGCAGGCGCGGCAGCTCTCACAGCAAGCGGGCGCAGCACAGGACGCGGCAAATGCGCAGGCCGAGCTCATCCGACGTGCCGCACGGCGCCAGGCGGCGGAAGCTGCTGCAGCCCTGGCTGGCTCGGGCGTCTCGGTTGATGCGGGCACGCCGCTGGTCATCAACACCGAGATCCAGCGCGGCGCCGAGTCGGATGCACTCATGACCATCCTGGGCGCTGATCGCGAGTCGTCGGCATTGCAGTACGAATCGGAGGCCCTCGGAAAGCGGGCCCAGGCACAGCGCAAGGCCGGCTACATGAACGCCATGAATTCGCTGCTGCAGTCAGGCGCCAACGCCATGTCTGCGAGTGGCTGGCGCAGCAGCGGCCCAGGTTTCAGCGGCACCCAGGCGCCCGCACCCATCTCAAACCGTTCAATCCGCGTCAACAGCTGAGGAAGCCAGACCATGCCCACCATTCCCATTGGCAACTTCGGGCAGGCCATCGCACGGCCTGAACGCGCGCCCCGCGTCACGGCAGCGGGTGCCGGCCAGATCGACTCTGAGGCGGCCGCGCGGCTCGGCCAGACCGCCACCAACATCGCCATTGACCAGATGGCGCAGCAGACGAAGATCGAGAAGGAGGCACGCGACCGCGAGGCACAGACCACCGCCGCGCGCGTGCGGATCCAGAAGCACAACGACCTCGACGCCGCTCAAGAGCAGCTGTCCGCGGACATCCTGTCTGGCAAGGTTGCCAAGGCGGACGCCGAGACGGAATGGCAGTCCCGCACGCAGTCGATCCTGTCGGATGCCACCACCGGCCTGGATCAGCGATATGCAGGCGTGTTGCAAGTTGAACTGGAGGGCCGCGCCGGAAAGGGGTTGAGCGGCGTGCGACAAGCCGTCACCACGCGTGACCGTGAAGACACCAAGGCCAACGTCATCACGCTGGGCGAGCAGTACCAGCGCATGGCGGTCAAGGACCGGCCTGCCGCCGTGGCCGAGTACAGCGCATTGCTGGACAACATGGGCCCAGCAGCAGGATGGGGTCCAGACGACATCGCGCTGCGCAAGCAGAAGTTCCGCGAGGACACCGCCTATACCGAGGCATTCACCTTGGTGCGAGGGTCGGCCAACAGCCTGGACGGCGTGCGCAAGGCAAAGCAGGCCCTGGCCGGCGACGGCTATGCCGACATCGACCCGCAGCGCCGTGCCGCGCTCGATGCCCAGCTGGACGGCTACGAGACCAACATACTGCAGCGGCAGGCCATCGCCGAGCAACGGGCAGCGGCGCGCGCGGAAGCTGCCATGAATCGCGCTCGTGCAGCATTCGAGGCTTCTCAGGCCCGGGTGTCCGCCGGCGTCCCAGACAGCCCAGACCAGATCGCCATCACCACCCAGGCACTGGCTGGCACGCCTTTCCTCGACACGTACAAGCAGCTGCAGCAGCAGGCCCGCCAGATCGGCGGGTTCGCCGCTCAACCGGTTCAGGTTCAGCGTGCGGCTCTCGATCAGGTCAATGCTCAGATTGCAAAGCAAGGTGCGAGCGATGCGCTCATCAAGCAGCGCGACATGCTGCAGCGGGTTCACGACGCTACGCTGCGGGACTATGCCGAAGACGCGCTACGCGCTGGTTTGTCACGCGGCGTCATCGCCGATCTGCCGGCCATTGACGTGCGCAGCGTGGACGGGTTTGCGCGCAGCGTCAGCCAGCGCCTGGAGGCCGCAAAGATCGTAGAGACGCGGTATGGGCGCCCCGTTTCCCCCCTGACGGCCGACGAGGCTCAGCAGTTCGCGCAGACGCTGGCCGCTCTGCCCGTGCAGCAGCGCGCCACGGCGCTGGCCACCATCGGCACCCAGCTCGGGCCGCAGGCATCGGCCGGCCTGGCTGCGCAGATCGACAAGCAGGACAAGGGCCTGTCCCTGGCGCTGCAGTACGGCAGCAGCAAGACGACCGCCGGCCGCTACACCTCCGAGCTGATCCTCAAGGGGCAGGCCGCCATCAAGGACAAGGCCGTCAAGGTCGACGCAGCGGCAGAGAGCGGCTGGAAGGGCCAGATCACCAAGCTGGTGGACGGCGCCTATGCCAACGAGCGCCAGGCCGCTGACGTCCGCGAGGCGGCCTACCTGATCACCGCTGGCATGGCCGCCGAGGGCAGCGTGGACCCGGCACGTGCGGTGCGCTTGGCCGCAGGCGGTGAGATCGTCGAGCACAACGGCAAGAAGGTCCCGCTTCCGGCTGGCATGAGCCAGGGCGACCTCGAAGCCCGGCTGCGCTCGCTCAAGCCGCAGGACTTCACCAACCAGGCTCCTGGCGGTGTCGTGCGCGTTGGCGGTCAGGAGACCACCGTCGATGCCTTCGTAAGCGCGCTTCCCGACGCCCAGCTGATCAGCATCGGCCGCGGGCGCTACGCCGTCCAAGCTGGTGGCCGAGTCGTCACCAACGCCCAAGGCCGCCCCATCACCGTCACTGCGAAGCCCTGACATGCTCGACGACCTCTATCAAGCCGGCACAGAGGCCGCGGTCAATGACCTGATCGCGCGCCCACCACAGACGCCCCAGCCGCAGGCGTCGAAGTTCTCAGCCTGGAAGACGCTCACCGCCGCCCCGCGCGGCGTTGCCACTGGTGCGAACGAGACGGCCGGCGGCATCGCTGACGTGCTCGGCGCGTTCGGCCAGACCATGGCGGCGACAGATGCCCGCCCAGGCATGTTCTCGGCACAGACGCCTGATCAGCGCAAGCAGGAGACGCAGGCCCGCCGCCAGATGCTCGACGAGGGCCTGCAGTTCAACGAGGGCGACGACTTCCGCGCACGCGCCAGGCAGTGGCTGCCAGACCCAACCACCTCGCATGTGGCCGAGCAGACGGTTTTCGGGCTGACCCGGTTCGGCACCAAGGCCGTTGCCGGCGCCGCAGTGGCCGGGCCGGTTGCGGGGGCTGGGCTGGTGGGCCTGGATGAGGCGCTGACCACGGCGGATGACCTCCAGCGCCAGGGCGTCGACCCGCTGACACGTTCGAAGGTGGGCGCGGTGGTGGGCCTGACATCGGCGCTCGGCGTGGCCCTGCCGGTGGCCGGCAACACCGGACTGCAGACGGCGGCCCTGGTGGCGGCCGGCGGCCCCCTGTCGTTCATGGGCCAGCAGGCCGCGACGCGCGAGATCCTGCAGGCGGCCGATTACACGAAGCTGGCCGACCAGTACGACCCGCTGGACCCGGTGGGGCTTGCGGTGTCGACCATCATCCCGGCCGGCTTCGGCATGTGGGCGATGCGCGGCGCCAAGATCCGCGCCCAGGCAAAAGCGGCCGACACAGAGGCAACTTCCGGTTTTCGTCCTGAAAATGAGGCAGCCCCGGCGCGCCCGGCAAACGCGGAAGCGCAAGGTGGTGAACCCGTCCGCCCATCGCCCGAGCAGGTCGACGCCGCCCGGGTGGAGATGCTGACGCAGCACATCGAAAGCGCAGGCCTGCACAGCGCCGAAGACGCCCGTGCCGCAGCCCTGCACCTCGATGCCTTTGCCCGCGCTGTCGACGACCTGAGCGCCGGCCGCCGGGTCGACGTGACAGACCTCATCCCAGTGGAGCGCCTGCAGGTGGCCCGCGCCCTCGACGCCTTTGCGCAGGGCCTGGAGACCGCACGCACCGACCTGATGGCCCAGGCGGCGAAGAGGGCAGAGCCAGGTGCTGTGCGCCAGATGCAGGCCGAGCTGGTCGACGCGCAGGCGCGGCTGGCCGAACTGGAAAGCCCTGAGGCGATCAAGGCGCGTGCTGCCGAGTTGCAGCAATCCGATCGCCTCAGCTTCAAGCAGGCCATGGCGCAAGCCCGCAAGGAGTTCGGCGCCCAGGCCGATGACGTGCGCGCCCGAGTCGATCGCCTCGAGAACCTGATGGCCGAGAACGCCCAGGGGCAGCAGGCATTCGACGCGCTCAACATGCTGGACCGGCAGGCAGAGCAGGCCGGCCGCCAGCGTGCACAGATCGACGCGCCTCCCACGCGCGAAACCCCCACAGCCGCAGCAGCACGCGAGGCCGCGGCCACCACCACACCGGAGGCCCGCACCAATGGCCAAGACGCACCGCAAGCGCGCACAGGCGCTGCCCCTGCTGGACGTGCCGACGCCCAGCCATCACCCGCACCGGCCCAGCCGGGAGCCCAGCCGGCGCGACCGGATGCGGGCGGCCCTGGCCAGTCAGGAGCAGGAGAGCAGGGGGGCGCTGGAGTTTCCGGAGCCCGAGGTGGCACCGCCGAGGCCGGACTGGTAGCCCAGCGCCTCGCCGAGGTGCAGGCTCAATTCCCCGACCTCACCGTGCAGATGGACGGCATGGACAAGCCGATGCCGCTGGCCGACTTCCTTGCCGAGGTGCAACGCGAGGCGATGGATGGGAGCGACGTCGACCTGGGCGGCAACGACGCCCCGCTGATGCAGGTGGCCGCGACCTGCTTCCTGCTCAATGGGTGAGCAGAGACAGCCACTCAAAGAAGGCGCCGAAGCCGTGCTCAGCGATGGCCATCACCAGGCCGAAGCCACCGAAGATGGCCACCATGGCGCCCATGATTTTCAGATAGGCCACCCAGGCCTTCAGGCCCTCACGCCACGACCCCGAGCCGCCCGCGATCATCAGCGGGATGATCATCGTCATCACGCCGATGGCGGCAAAGGTCTTGAGGGCGGTCCACAGGTTTTCCACGACCCGGAGCGTACACGATGAACCCGAAATGCCGAAACCAGCTCAACGCCGCCCGGATCGCAGCCGGCGGCAAGGCGCTTACAGACGCGCAGGCCCGCGCGATTGATGACCGGATGCAGGCCACCATGCGCCGGCTGGCCCGCCAGGATCCGAACTGGCAGAGCTACCCCGCCGACCAGCGGGTGCTGCTGGCTGCCCAGCAGGCCGCACAAGACCTCGCCGACGAGGCCGCGCGCAAGGTGGCCAACGCTCAGCGGCAGGCGCTCAAGACCGCAGAGATGGAACAGCGAGTTCAGGACTACATGCAGCGGCAGGGCAGCGGTAGGACGAAGGCGCTGGTGGACGACATGGAGCGCACCAACGCCTACATCGACGGCATCAAGCGCGACGGCGCGCGCCAGCTCATCGACCTGATCGAGGCTGCCGACAACCAGACCGGTGCGAGTGCAGGCCGCCGCGTGCTCATGACGCTGTTCGACGCGCAGAACCCGCTGATGACGCGCGACCTGGCCATGGAGGTGTTCTCGATGGGCAAGGCCAACACAGGCAACCCCATCGCCAAGGCAGGCGCCGAAGCGTGGCTCAAGGTCACAGAGCAGCTGCGCCAGCGGTTCAATGGCGCGGGCGGGGACGTGGGCCGGCTGGATTACGGCTATCTGCCCCAGGCGCACGACCAGGCCGAGGTCCGGAGGGCAGGGGCAAAGGAGTGGATCGCCGCACAGGAATCCGCCGGCGGGAAAGTGCTTGCGGCCGGAGCGAGCGTCGTGAGAGACCCACCTGCCCAGTACTCTCGAGACTACTGGGCAAAGACTGTTCTCCCAATGCTCGACCGCTCACGCTACGTCGACGACGCAGGAGCCCGCCTGTCGGACGCCGAGGTGCTCGACATCCTGCGCGGTGCCTGGGAGACGATCAGCAGCGATGGCGCCAACAAGGCAGCCCCGGGCCAGGCTCGCGGCACCGGCGCCCGGGCCAACCGTGGCAGCCAGTCGCGCGAGATCCACTTCAAGGACGGCGACGCCTACCTGCAGTACCTGCGCCAGTTCGGCACTGGCTCGATGTACGACGCGATGATGGGGCACCTTGGCGGCCTTGCTCGGGACATCGCCCTGGTCGAGCGCTACGGCCCGAACCCCGAGGCGCAGATGCGACTGCAGCTTGACTTGGCAAAGGAGGCGGACGGGGGAACCAACCGCCGTGTGTTCGGCAACTACGCCGACGCCTATTGGCGGGTGCTCAACGGATCCAGCGGGCAGGCGTTGTCCGCGCGCGTGGCCCAGATCGGCACCCACATCCGCAACATCGAGACCTTCGGCAAGCTGCAGGGCGCGGTGCTGTCGTCGATCACCGACCTGGGCACCTACTTCGTCACCACGGGCTTCAACAAGCTGAGCTACTGGGACGCCTTCAAGAACCTGGGAGCCGCCGCCACCGACGACACCAAGGCCTTCATGAATGCCCACGGCATGATCGCCGAGAGCATGATCAGCGACCTGTCGCGCTGGACGGCCGAGAACGTGGCGCAGTCGTGGTCTGGCCGGCTGTCGAACAGCACGATGAAGCTCAGCCTGATGAACGCGTGGACGGACACCCTGCGCCGGGCTTTCTCCCTCACCATGATGGAAGGCATGGGCCGCCTGCGTCACACGGACTGGGGCAGCCTGACCGCCTATGACCGGTGGCGCATGGAATCGAAGGGGCTCACCGAGGCCGATTGGCAGGTCATCCAGCAGGCTCAGCCCGTCACCCACCGTGGCGCCGAGCACATCACGCCGGATGCCATCTACGCGACCGGAGACCAGCGGGCCGGCGAGGTGGTGGCCAAGTACCTGGGCCTGATCAGCGACGAGAGCGAAGTGGCCGTGCTGAACCCGGATCTGGCCACGCGCGCCATCGTCACGGCGGGCGGCAGCCAGCGCGGATCAATCGACGGGGAGCTGTGGCGCAGCGTCGCCCAGTTCAAGTCATTCCCCATCGCCATGATGTCGCGCCACTGGCGCCGCATGCTTGAGACGCCGCAAGGCCTGGAAGGCGCGCCGCTGACCGCCAACCGCCTGGCCTACGCCGGCGCCATGATGGTGAGCCTCACCGCGCTGGGTGCCATCGCTTTCCAGACGCGCCAGATCGTCAGCGGCAAGGACCCGGTGGACATGACCACCCCGAAGTTCTGGGGCCGCGCAGTCGCCCAAGGCGGCGGGCTCGGCTTTGTCGGCGACATGATCCTGCAGGACACCACCGACGACCGCAGCCCCATGGACACCTTCGGCCGGTCTTTCCTGGGCCCTGGCTTCGGCACGGCGGCTGACCTTTACGCGCTCACTAAGGGCAACTTCGACGAGTGGAACGCGGGCAAGGACATGAACGTGGGCGCCGAGGGCCTACGCTTCGCACGCTCCCACCTGCCGCTGGTCAACCTCTGGTATGCCAAAGCGGCCATCGACCACATGGGCCTGTATGCGCTGCAGGAGAACATGAGCCCCGGCTATCTCGGCCGCATCCAGGGAAAGGCCCGCAAGGACTGGGGCCAGGACTTCTGGCTCGACCCCTATGGCAACGACGTACGGGCGCCTGATCTGACCGCCATCGCGGGAGAATGACCACCATGCGTCAAGACCAGTTTGAGAAGCTGCAGGCCCTGGGCGAGAAGCTCATGGATGTGTTCCTCGATGAAGCCGACCCGAGCAGCTGGCCCGGGCAGGGCCTCAAGATCGGGCAGATGGATGCGCAGACGCGCGGCGACCTGTACTGGGTGCGCAAGACGGCGGCCAGCGCCGGCATGCTCTACACCAGGGTGATGACGATGGTCGGCCAGGTGCAGATGGCGGGTGCCGGGACCACGCCCCCGCAGGGTGATGGGCAGGGCGAGACCGACCCAGCCGTGACGCAGCTGGATGCCGAGGTGGCGGCGGCCGAGCGAGAGGCCGCCAAGCTCCTGCGCGAACTGCAGAACGGCACCAGCAAGGCCGCCTTCGACAAGCGGGTGCACGGTGGAAAGTCGTGAAGTCGGCTTCCTGACCTTCTTCATCCTGTGGGCTCGCCTGCAGGGATGGGAGGTCCCGCACCTGCACGTGCGCATCTGCGTGTGGCTGGAGACCTGCGACGCCCCAGAGCGGGTCCTGATGGTGTTTCGCGGCGCGGCTAAGTCGACCATCTACGGGGTGTTCAAGGCCTGGAAGCTCTACCGCAACCGGCACCACCGCTCGCTGGTCTGGTCTGCCGACAACGACACCGCCGGCATGCTGACGGCAGACACCATCAACGTGCTGCGCAATCACCCGCTCACGCAGGGCATGCTGCCCAGCAAGCCGGGCGCCAAACGCTTCTGGGTGCTCGGCGCCAGGGATGCGCGAAACGCCAGCATGCGCGCCGTGGGCGTGACGTCCAACGCGACCGGTGCCCGGGCCGACGCCGTGGACTTCGACGACATCGAGGTGCCCGGCAACATCGAGACGCCCGAGGCCCGGCTCAAGCTGCGCCAGCGCATCAGCGAGTCCACCCACATCGCGGTGCCCGGCGCTCAGAAAACGTACATCGGCACGCCGCACGCCCACGACTCCATCTACCCGGAGCAGATCGCAGGAGGGGCCGCCGTGCTCAAGATCGCGCTTTTCGAGCACGCCAAACGCTGGCGTGAGCCGCCCAAGGATGGGCGCTATGTGTTCCCCCACCAGGTCGGCGACGATGGGCTGTACGTGATGCTCGGCATCCACAAGCAGGCCCGCATGGCGGTGGAGGGCAAGGACTACGTGCGCCGCGGTGACGCCGTGGTGTTCCTCAAGCCGCCCGGCGGCGTCGTGGACATCTGCAGCATGTGCGCCTGGCCGAAGCGTTTCACGCGCGACGAGATCGAGCGCCGACGCAAGGAGACACGCACGCTAAACGCCTGGGACAGCCAGTACATGCTCGAGGCCAAGCCCATCACCGACAGCCGCCTGGATCCTGACCGCATCAAAGCCTACGACATGGAGCCGGTGTTTCGCCCGTCGAACGGGCAGGACGTCATGTGGCTGGGCAAGGTGCGCATCGTGTCGGCCACATGCCACTGGGACCCGGCCGGCTCGAAGATCAAGAGCGACACGTCGGCCCTGTGCCTGGACATGCAGGACGAGCACGGCAACCACTACTGGCATCGTGCTGCCGCGCTGACCGGCGAAGTGGCCGATCTGGACGACAACGGCAAGATCATCGGCGGCCAGGTCTGGCAGATCTGCGACCTGGTGGAGCAGCTGTCCATCCCGCGCGTGTCCGTCGAGACCAACGGCGTGGGCACGCATGCCCCCAACCTGCTCAAGGCCGCGCTCAAGGCCCGGCGCCTGCGCTGCGGGGTCGAGGGGCGCCACACCAGCACGAACAAGAACCGCAAGATCCTGGGCGCGTTCGATGCCCCGCTGTCATCCGGCTACCTGTGGGCCCATGTGTCCGTGCTCGATGCCGTCGAGGAACAGATGCGCAGCTGGAACCCGGCTGTGACAGACCAGCCTGACGACTTCCTTGACGCCGAGGCCGAGTGCCTGAACGACCAGCCCACCCGGATCGGCAGGGGGGTGAAGGTCGGGAACCCAGACCCCGCGCGGGGCCACGATTGGCGCCCAAGCGCTGGGGTTTATGAGGTGACGGTCGAAGCATGACCACCGGCCCCGCGCACGCGAGGCCTGCATGCCGATTTCCAGTCAGACGCCCGTCGTCGAGCACGTCGCCAACGGCGTCACGACCACCTTTGCATACCCGTTCGCCATCCTGGCCACATCTGACCTCAAGGTCAAAGTGGCTGGCGTGGACGTCACCACCGGCTTCACAGTGTCTGGCGTTGGCAATCGCCTCGGCGGCACCATCACGTTCTCATCCGCCCCGGCATCGGGGGCCGCCGTGCTGCTGTACCGGGACGTCGGCCGCAACCGGGCAACCGACTACCAAGAAAACGGCGACCTGACCGCGGCCGTCCTCGATGACGACCTCGACCGGCTGTGGATGGCCTTGCAGGAGGACGCTGGCCAGTTCGGGCGCAGCTTGCGTGCACCTGTCGGCGAGACGCTGCAGGAGCTGCCAGCCAAGGCCGACCGCGCGTCCAAGTTCATCGGCTTTGATGCCTCTGGAAACCTGATCGTCGCGTCCATCACGGACGGCGGCAGCCTTGAGGTCGTGGTGGCTGACGGCTCGATCACGCTCACCAAGCTGGCCACGGCGGTGCGCGACCTGATCAACGGCGCACTCCAGCGTTCAGGAGGCACGATGGGTGGGGCGCTCGAACTAGCCGGTGACGCCTCCAGCGCGCTCCACGCGGTCCCGAAGCAACAGCTGGACACCGCAATCGCCGGCATCACAGGCCGCTTGATCGGCGTGCAGGTGCTCACGTCGAGCACGACTTACACCCCGACGGCCGGGATGCGCACCGCGCTGGTCCGCATTGCCGGTGGCGGGGCTGGTGGCGCGGGCATCTCCGTGTCCGGGAACGCTGGCGCGGGCGGTGCTGGCGGCGGCGCCGGCGCAACGGCGATGCGCCTCTTCACTGCGGCAGAGATCGGCGCGTCTGTCGCCGTGACGATCGGTGCGGCCGGTGCCGGCGGTGTCGGTGGGGTCTCAGGCGGCAACGGCGGCACAACGTCCTTCGGCGCGCTGATGTCCGCCACAGGCGGCACGGGTGGCGCCATCGGCTTCGGCGGCGCGCTGAGCTCTGCAGCCGGCGGCGCAGGCGGGTCTGCGACAGGCGGAACGGTCAACAACCCAGGCGGCGGCGGTGGCGCCGGCTTCGGCGGCTACGTGTCCGGCGCGTTCCTCATGGGTGCAGGCGGCACGGGCGGCTCCAACGAGTTCGGTGGCGGGGGGCGTGGCGGTGGCGTGGCCACCAGCAACTTCGGCGGGGACGGCGGCGGATTCGGCTGCGGTGGTGGTGGCGCCGGTGGGGGCAACGTCGTCGCCAACGGTGGGTCCGGCCGAGCCGGTGTTGTGATCATCTACGAGTACGCCTGAACATGACCATCTACGCACGCATCGAGGACGGCCGAGTGGCCGAGTTGTTTGACACCGATGAAGACATCCACGAGCTGTTCCACCCGGCCCTGCGCTGGGTCGAGTGCGGCCCGTTGGTTTCGGTCGGCTGGACGTACGACGGTGTGAACTTCAGCGAGCCTCCGCTGCAGCCTGCCGTCGAGCAGCCGCCCACCGTCATCCCACCGCTGGACAAGCTCAAGGCCTGGCTGGCGGCGAACCCTGACGTTGTGGCCGCGCTGGATCGAGAGGGCGGCAATGCTTGACCGGCACGACCCCACCGCCGACTCGGGGCCGGCCCTGCTCAAGCTGCTGCTGGCCTGGGCCCTGACGATCCTCGGGAACATCACCCTGCAGCAGGTGGCCACCACGCTGGCCATCGTCTACACGGCCATCCAGATCTACATCCTGGTGCGCGACAAGATCGTGCGGGACAAGGGGACGACACCATGAACGACGAGCGCATCGTGCCAAGCTTCTACCTGTCGGAGTTCCTGCACAGCGACACCGCGGTGCGCCGAGGGCTGGACAACACCCCGGACGCGCTGTCTCTGGCCAACATCCGCAACTTCCTGGCGCCAGGCATGCAGTCCGTGCGCGAGCTGCTGGGCCGGCCCGTTGTGATCAGCAGCGGCTTCCGCTCCCCGGCGGTCAATCGTGCTGTCGGGGGCTCACGCACCAGCCAGCACATGGTCGGCCTGGCCGCCGACTTCATCTGCCCCGGCTTCGGTACCCCGCTGCAGGTCGCACGCGCTCTTGTCGCCTCGTCCATCAAGTTCGACCAGCTCATCCAAGAGGGCACCTGGGTGCACGTGAGCTTCAACGCCCACCCGCGCCGCTCTGTGCTCACCGCCGTCTTCACGCCGAACGGCACCACCTATCGAGACGGCCTCGTCTGAAAGGAGCAGCACCATGGAATGGAAAGACCTCGGGCAAGTCGTCGGCAAAGCGGCACCCATGCTCGGCACCCTGATCGGCGGCCCGGCTGGCGCAGCCATCGGCAGCATCATCGCCTCGGCCATCGGCACGCAGGCGACGCCCGATGCCGTGGAGGCCGCGCTTGCGTCCAACCCTGACGCCCTGATCCGGCTGCGCCAGATGGAGGCGAACCGAACCGTGCGCCTGCAGGAGCTGATCGCCGAGCAGGCCAAGGCCCAGATCCAGGCCGAGACCGCAGACCGAGCCAGCGCCCGCCAGATGCAGACCGCGCAGCCGTCGCGCATGCCGGCCCTGCTGACGTGCGGCGTGGGCCTAGGCTTCCTGCTCACACTGGCCGCCCTGTTCTGGCTCCCGATCCCTGCCGAGAACCGTGACACCATCGTCTACATGTGCGGCCAGCTGGCGGCAGCGTTTGCCGCATGCCTCGCGTTCTGGGTGGGCACCACCCGCCAGAGCGAGAACAAGACCCAGATGCTGGCCCAGGCCAGCCCCATCAAGTAACACCCGCCGTTCATCCCGCGGACGTCACGCGGCCGGCCCGGGCGGAAATGTGGGCCGGGATTCACTGCCAGGGCGGCCCTGGTCATGACGGGAGCCGATAGCGCAGCCACCAGCCTCGCGATCAGGGCGAAAGCCTGTGGGGTAGGCGCATGGTGGCAATCCTTCTAACGACCTCGCGAAACACCCATTGCACATTGAGTGCGCGCAGGAGGAAATCGTTAGAAAAATCCCGCCCTGACCTCGATCAGAACGGGATAGTTTTTCAGCTTTGGGAGCAGAGGGTCGTGAGTTCGAATCCCACCGCCCCGACCAATAAATCAACGGGTTAGCGTCGTCTGGCGCTAGCCCGTTTCCGTTTGGGCTCATTTTTCCGTCGCTGGTTGCCGTTCGGTTGCCGTTTCTCGTGCGCCACCTGCATCGAGCGCAGGGGCTCGCCGTTCGGCCTGTGTCGCAAATGCGGGAATCTCCCGTAATCGGCCCGCAGTGCTGGCGCTGGTCGAAGTGGCTTCGGCTCACTTTGGCCAGGTCATGCCGTCATGGGGATGTGCAGATCGCAGGCCACCAGCGCCAGCCCTTGTTATTTGTTGATTGTTTTTCAAGTGGGTGGTTTTTTCCGCGCGTGCCTTACCGTGCGGTTACCGGCCTTGTCTCCCCCAAGATTCGACCCGCCCCCACTCTGCGCCGATGCAGACTGAAGCCCTCGCGCGCGCGCGCGCGTAGGGCTCCGATAACTTCACCTTGCCGTGATCTTGCCGTGCCCTTGATCCGGTGCGACTTGACGCGCCCCCCGGAAAGTCGCGGTTACTGCATGGTGGGCTTACCGTTCGGTTTCCGGGCTGGTCGTGCCGACTTTGCACCCGCCCTTCCCGTTGCCGCAGGTGCGCCGCCTTTCTTCGCCTTTCTTTATGGCGGTTGCACCTCGCCGTGCAGGATGTGGTCGGCGCGGGCTCCGTTTGCCCCCGCTTTGTTTTTCGCTGTTTCGCCGCTGTTAGCAAGGACGCCACCGGGCTAGGGTGGCGTCACTACTTCGCACTACTTTAGATGTCAGGCGGGCGGCATCGGGCTGGTGGGCCATGCCTGCCGCGTCGCTCTGGCCTTACCGTGTCCTTACCGTTGATGGCTCGCGCGCGCGCGTTAAGGTGCGTATTAATCATCGGATGGCCTCTTGTCCCTTGCTAGCTTCTCGGTGATGGCCAGGCGCACAAACTCCGCGCGGTTGCCTCTCGCCGGGTGATGTGGGGACAGTCTCAGCAGCCTATCCACTGCGGCCACCACGTTGTCGGGAACGGACACGATCAGCCGCGTTACCGGCTTGCCGTGGAATCGTCTTGCCATGCTCATGATGTGAACCCCTCGCACCGTTGCAGCAGGTTGACCAGATCGCCGGGAAGATCAGCGCCAGCCCATCCGGCCCGGTGCGGTTGGCCACAGCGCCACAGGCCACCACTGCGCCGCAGGTTGCGACATTCCAGGCACACGCGCCGGTCATCGGCCTGCCTGTCCCTTGTCGCCAGGCTGTCGGCCAGCTTCTCGGCTTCGGTGGTGTCCAGGCCATGCCGGGTGAACAGGTGAACCCGTGCCGAGAACGTGTCAATCTCGGCTGTGTTCATCGCCGTGGTGTGTGGCCAGCAATGCCGGTCAGGATCAGGCGTGATGCCTGCCAGGGCTTCGGCCTCGATGCGAGATAGCCCGCCGTCAAACTCGATGATTGCCGCCCGTTCCTCGATGGCTTCGCGGTCTGCCGTGATGGTGTGCCGCTCGTCGTTCGCTGGCGCTGGATCACTCGATGATTCCTGCATGGGCCCTAAAGGGGTACCTACGAAACCTACGAAACCGGGTTCTGTAGGTTTTGTAGGGTGGGGTTTAGTGCCCGTGCTTGTTTTCTTGAGTCGTTCAAGCCACCTCATGCCGCAGCCCTCCACGTCAGCGCCGCCGGGTTGACTAGGTAGCGTTCCGCAGGTCGCCCACCCTTTGCCCCACTCTGCCCGGTGTCCAGGCGCAGCCAATCGAAGTCACACAGCACGTCAGCCGCCTTCCTCACCGCATCAGGGGTTGCCAGTCCGGCCCAGCCCTTTTGCGCCACGTCACGCGGTGCGAATGACTCCATCACCACGCCGTTTCGGTCGGTCAGCTTGCCCGCCTTGATCTTGTTCAGCAGAGCATCCGCTGCGGCTGTCTCAGGGATCACGGCTGCTGCGTACAACCGTTCGGCGTGGGGCTTCAGGTAGTCGCACCACGCAAGCGCCCGCATCAATTCACGCTCATGGATCACGCCGCCGCTGTCCGGTGTGTCGATCAGGGCGAAAACCAGCGCCAGCGCCGGGATCAGCTTCCGATACTTGGACAGGTGCGAAACCATCGCCGGGTGCAGGTCGTCGCTGCGAAGCTCGGTTTCAAATGGAACCAGCCATTCAACGAACAGGGCCTGTGCTGCTGCATCAAAGCGCCATGAATGGGGCTCGTCTTCGCTGACTGGTTCCAGCGTCGCCAGGCGCTCGAACACAGCCCACGCGGCTTGCTTTGCTTCGGAGTCCGGCCACTGGTCAACGTGTACGAAGTCGCCCGCCGTGTCAGGCCACACAGCCAGCCCGAACCGCTGCAACAACCCATCATCGGCACCGCCACCGGCCACAGCCCCTCGCACGTACTCTTGCACCCGCCCAGGCTGGATGCCGCCGATCATCGCGAGACACACGCGGGGAACGTGGACTGTTCCGCGCCCGATCCGGTCAAAGGTGTAGCCCTGATTGCCGTCATACGCTTGCAGGTAGAAGGCCCGTGAACCCTCTTGCCCGTGCTTGTCCAGGCCCGTCAGCAGCCCGTAAAGCTCGTCCCGGTAGGACAGGATGCCCCAGGGGTTCTGCTGCATCAGTTCGCCCAGCTTCTCCACCGTTGCATCGTTGATGACGTACCGCCGTGCAATGGGTTCGGCTGGCAAGTCGGTGGGCTCTAGAAGTGCGCGTGCTGTCGCTGGGTCTTTCGCCGCCAGGCTTTTTGCCTTCTTGGCATTTGCGTCGCTCGCCAGTTCGGCGACCTTGCAATCCAGTTCCCATGCGTCGTGCGCAGCCTGCCATTGCTCAAACTCTGCTTGCTGAAGGCGACTGAGGGGGCGTAGGGCTTCGGATAGGGCAGGGCTCTTTTTCACTCCAGGCCTGCCCACTGTCATGCCCCACAAGTTCGGCACCACGCGCCAATCGTCACGGGCTTTCGGCTGCACCACAGCACGCGCCCCGATCAGGCTGGATGCAGCCACCAGCGCCGCCACTGCCGGGAAGTCCGGCGGGCATTGCATCCGGTGGGCAATGTCCATCACCCATGCTCTGAAGCTCTCGGGCAAAAGCTCGGGCTCAAACCGTGGCACGGCTGGCAGTGGGTCCGGTAGTGGCATCGGCTCGGGCCACATGCTTGCCCCCACCTGTTGCGCCGCCTCGATGCAGGCCCGCACCGCTTCAGGCCCGCGCAGTTGGTGCAGGTCGTTGAAGTCGGTTGCACCGTCCGGTCGGTGGGCTCCGAAGTCAGGCACCGCGACACAGCCGCCCACGGCTTGCGCCGCCTCAGTGGCTTTCGTGATGCCGGGATTGCCTTCTGTCCTGTAGTCGTCGTCGGCTGCAACAATGATTTTCAGGGTCGGGTACTTCTCCCGCAGCGCCACGGCCACCGGCTTCAGGTTGCCCGCGTTGTAGGCAACGGCCACAGCGTCGCCGGTCGCTTCATGTGCGCTTGCACCCGTGGCGAAGCCCTCGCACAAGATCACCTTGTTGCCCTTCGGTTTGCCGATGCCGTGATAGCAGCCCTTCACCCGGCCACCAGGCAGAAACCGCTTTTCGCCGTCTGCCGTGATGGTCTGGAGGCTGTGCAAGGTGCCTGCCGTGTCGCGCATGGGAACCAGCAGCCCGCCAGCCGCGTCAGATCGCGCGCCATGCGCTTGAATCCCCTTGCCGGATAGGTAGGGGTGTCCGGTGCATGGTTTCGCGTCCTGCCAGCGTCTAGCGGCTTCTGCTGCCGCTTCTCGCTGGCGTGCGGCCTGTTCGGCTTCGCGCTGAGCTTGCATGGCCTTGATGCGCTGCCGGTGGGCTTCGCGCTCCGTCACCGTCATGGCGCTGTCGGCCTTGTCGCACCACGTTTCTGTGACGCCCAGCCGCCAGCAGCCAAACACCCCAGCCGGTACGCCGTCGAGATGCAGGACATACCACCCGGTATCGTCGCCGCGCTTGCCGCTGGCGCTGAATCGGTGCAGCTTGCCGTCCGGGTGGAGGGTGTCGGGTGGTGTGAGCCCAGCCGAAACAATCGCCGCTGTGAATCGTTGGATGGCGTCGCTCATCGTGCGGCCCTCCCGGTGCTGGCGCTGTTTGCCGCTGAGTGGCAAACTTCGGCTGTAGCTTTCTGATAGCCCCCGCCGGTGTGCCCCCCAAAGGCCCCGGCGGTTTTTCTTTGGCGCTCCGTGAATGTGTGTGAGAACAGGCTATTGCCGGGGGACTGGCGCACGGACGCGCACAGGCCCGCCGTTTTGGCGTGCTGAATGGTCATGCTTTCCCCCGTTAAGCCAGGCTTGAAACGAACGCGTCAATCTCCGATGCGCGCCAAAGGCTGCACCGTGCGCTAAGTCGTATCGGCTGGGGGAATCTGTTTTCTGCGATCAGCTTGTAGATCGCTGATTTGCTCAGTGGCACGCGGGCTTGTACGCCGCGCAATCTAAGCAGGGTTTCGCCGCTGACGGGGGCTGTTCCGTTGGTGTGTGGTCGCCGTCGGGCTGGCTCGGGGTCGGCGTCGCCGCCGTCGTCGTCGTCATCCGAACCAGCGCCAGCAGGTGCGCCGCCCTCGATGCCGGTTGCAGCAGATGCGCCGCCGCCGCCCGCTTCGGGTGCGCCGTCGCTAATGGTCGTCCATGCCAGCTCGCGCTGCGTGATTCGCTCACCGCGCACCGCCATTGGTTCAAAACAGACCACCGCCCCAGCTTTTCGAAGGATTCGGTAATTGGCGTAAGACGCCGCACGCTCTTGATCGCAAATGAACATTGCCAACTCATTCTAGGTTTGGTTTGAATGAATGACAGACCCTCGCGGCCTGTCGCGGTCTATTCTGCACACTTTCTCACGGACTGTACAGATGTACAGCCGCACCAAAGACAAAGCCCCCAAGGTTTCCCAAGGGGGCCGGGTGGTTGTGGTTGGGTCAGGCGGGATTGTTCAACTTTGCCGCCGCGTTCTGTAGCGCCGCCATTGCTGGCCGGATTAGCGATAGCAGGGGGTCGGCAATAGGGTCGTCGCCATGATCTTTGGACGACATATGCAACAGGATGCCTTCCATGATGGACAGTTGCCCATGAGCGAAGCTCATCAGCGCCCCTGCATCAGCCGCAGGGTTGAAGATCACTGCGGGCGTGTCTGTGTCGATCACGATGCCCTCGTGAAGCGACGCGGTTGCACTACGAATAGGATGTACGGTAGCCATTGGTTCACCTCTCTGTCAGGTGGGTGGTGGTCAGGGGCTGGCGCTGTGTTCCCGCACATGCTGGCCCCGCTTGTTGCCCGGTCAAAACCTACCGGGCGTAGGTGGTGACTTACGCCACAGACTTCATTGGCACCACGTTGGTGGCGGTCTGACCGCTCATGATCGAATCCAGGCGGCTCCCAAGGGCCTCAAAGGCGTTGCGCCGCTCGTCCATCATGTCGTCTTGTATGTAGATGGTGGCTAGCTCGTCATCTAGCGAGTGATTCAGGCACTTGTGAATGACCTCGATGCGGATATTCAGGCGGCTCATGAGCGTCGCAGCAGTGCGCCGCAGGTCGTGTGTGCTCCAAGCCCCGCCGGGTAGCGCCAGCGCCGTGGTGTGTGGGGTGCGCCGGGTGCGGGTGGATTCGCTGGCACGTTGCCGGTCTGCCAGTTGCTTGTTGATAGATGTGGGCAGGGTGTGCCCCTTGCAAACGCGGTTCCCCTTTTTCACGCTTCCTTCGAAAGTCGGGAACAGGTAGGGCGTGTCGGCTTCCTTCAGCGCGTGCAATTGCTCGATGTGGCGCATCGCAAAGCTAGACAGGTGAACCAGATGGGGTTTTCCGTTCTTGGAGTTCTCCGCAGGGATGCGCCACACGCGCCCGTCCATATCAACGTCTGACCATTTGGCTTTGGCCAGTTCGCCAATACGGCAAGCCGTGGACAGTTGAATGGAAACCGCTAGCTGGGTGCGCAGGTTCAGCCCACAATGGGGCAGGGCGTCATGCAGTTGGCGCAGTTCCTCGGGTGTCAGCCATCGTTTGCGCTCGCCTTCGTCCTTGCGCTTGATTCCCGCCGTCGGGTCATGGGCCACCAGTTCACGCACTTGGGCGAACTTGTACATCTGCCTCAGTTCGGTCAACACCAGATTGTGTGTGCGGCTCTTGCCTTCGGACGATAGCCGATCAAGGATCGCCATCACGTCAGCTCGCCTGACTTCTTCGGCCAGCTTGCCCCCGATTTCCGGGAACACGTGCAGGTCAAACCGCCATTTGATTTGCTGGCCACCGTCCTTGCGGCCTTCACTCTTGCCCGCCCGGTTCTTGCGTGGGAGAAGTTCGATTGACTGCCAGCGTTCGAACAACCGATTAACAGTCATGCGCCGTGCGGCTTCGCTGGCCTCACGCTCGCGCTGTGCCGCTTCCTCTGCTGCCACACGCTCGCGCTCCAGTCGGGCGGCTTCTTCTGCTTTCCGCTGTTCTTCGAAGTACGCGCGCAGGTTCTTCCTTACGGCGGTGTCCTTGTACAGCTTTGACCAGCCAAGGGCGACGGCTCGGGCATCGGCCACCGTCAACCCACCTTTCCCGTCTTTGCTGTAGTCGCCGATTGCAAGGGTGTCGCGCTTGCCGTCCGGCAGGGTGTAGCGGAAGTAAAAGCAGCGCCGCCCGCTCGGCGTGATCCTGCCGAGAAACCTGCCATCACCTCGCCCCCAGTCGTCAGCGATCCATTGATCCTTGTCGGTGGGCTTGCGCTGCATGTCCTTGTCTGTGATGGCCATCTGTTCCCTTGGTTGCCGTTCGGTTGCCGTTTCTGGCTGGCTCCAAGTGTACCGGTGTGGTCATCGGTGGACAATCGTTTCGCTTAACCTGTTGATTTGCAATGGTTTGCCCCGTGGCTGGTGGAAGTCTTTGGGCCTCCTTGGACTAAGGAAAAAGTGCTTTGGGAGCAGAGGGTCGTGAGTTCGAAT